CTTTTCTTCCTCTATAAATTTGTGAGTGTATGCAAGCAAGCGCTACACAAAATCTCCGTCTACGGGAGACGATCCTTTGGCAAGCTTTATTTGAGCTAACCAGAGTGGTCCCAGTAGAACCAGAGGACTACGATAACGTAGCGTATTTAATATTCCTGTTGCTTGCACAGGGAGGATACGCGATCGATCTAGTCCCCAGGATCTGTGAGAGCGTCTCAAACATCTTGAAGCTATCAAAACTTCAGTTGGCACCACCGTTGTGGTGTAGAGGCGCTACCACTGATCTTGAACATGGGCTGGCAGCAGGTGCAAACCCTTTTGTCAGCGACGTTGTGTTTGGCTACCTTTTGCCAATGGCTTGGGACCAGCGCAACGTGTGGCCCGTTGAGGGCTTTGGTGTGGGGGTTCGCGGATGGAGTGCTGTTTCCGGCCTGTACAATGGGCCTGGAGCTTTTGTCTACGCTTCAGGCTTTTGCTATCGGGGGAGCTTTAATGTTGATCGCATGGTTGGCAGTCCCGAGCTTCCCTGGTGGGTTCAGGTTGACGGTAGGAGCAACTGTGACGAGTTTGTTCTCGACCGTTACAACGGAGCAGTACCTGACGGACAGCGCGTTGCCAAGGTGGCAGTCTTTAACATTCGCACTCAGCGCTATGGCAATCAATTTGATTGTCGCGCGGGTGTTGTGTTGTTGGCTGATAGCACTGTTTTGGGTTTGCTGTGGTTCTCTGAGGAGGATCCTGCTAAGGTCAAAGAAGTGCGTACAATCCACTGTAGGCGCGACGCTGAGAATGGGTATCGGGTTTGTTCGGCTGCTGTGGAACGGTCCTGTCCAATTGGCGGATCGACTCATGTACGCAGACCCGATCAAGACCGACTCATCTGCCCCTACTACGGCCGTTCAGTACTGCGATCCAGCTGGGCTGATCGTGGTCGCTCGGCAACCACAGAAAGAGATGGCTGTTCCAGAGAACCCGTTCATCCCAGTGGACAATCCTCCTGATTACATCTTCACTGTGCATCACCCCGTGACGAAAGCCATCATTGGCTGCGGGGCTCGCATTGAGTGGGGTGGGGAGGATGCATTGTACATGACGATGCATCAGCTGAAACAAGCTGCACGTTATGATGCAAGAATGCTTACACTAGGAGGAACGAAGTTCGTCGAGACCGCACACCACCAATTTTCCTTTGAGCGCAATTCGTCGGTGGGCTTTGGAGTTGGTGACGTCCTGTTGGCCTCTTCCGCTGCAGAGAAAAGAGGCGGAAGGGATTTTGTCATTTTAAGGGCGTCTGGTAGAGTCATGTCCGCATTGGGCGTGGCCAAGGCCAAAGTGGGTCCGGCGTTGGAGGGCAGTCCAGTCACTATCTTCACCCCACCAGTAGGTGGGTGTGGCTGGCGCAAGTGCACTGGGACGTTGGAGCGGTACAAGGACCTGATGGTTAAGTACCACATCTCCACGGACTATGGCACCAGTGGGTCGCCACTTATTAGTGGTTCCACTGTTGTGGGTGTTCACGTTGGCAACAGCGGATCACCCACCCTCCACTGGAACAAGGGCGCTCTCCTGCCCATCGCATGGCCAAGGAGTCAGCTGGTGAGATGCGCAGGAAGCGGGCCCTGGAGTGGGAGGAGGCTGACTTCTACGCTGAAGAGGGGTTCGAGTCTATGGATGACGACCCCGTTTTCTATGTCCCTGGCGAGGAGGGGTATCAGGTGAAACGCCACCCAACCCGCAAAGGCAAGATCAGCAGTAGAGCTCGCGTCACCAGGGCGGAGCCTGTGAATGCATGGGCAGACTGGGACGACGACACAGCAGGCCACTTGGACCTCATGCGCGGCATGGGGTTCACCATTCCTGACAAGGAGCGGTTGAGCCTGTCTGGTGCCGAGCCTTTAAACTCCCGCTGGGCTGCAAAGTCCTGCAGTCCGCAATCTACGGGCGACTCAGGCAGTACGAGAGAGCAGGGTATGGTGACTGGATTGAAGGTCGCTATGACGGCAACTCCGGACCGTATGGATTCCAAGCATTTGGAAGACTTAACGGCCCAGTTCGCCCAGATCCGAGACCAGCTACAGTCCCTGACGCAATGGCAGCAGCAGCTGACCGAGATCCTCGCCTTAAAGGGTGGGTCCAACCAGACCGCAGCGCCAAAGCCGAGTACGCATCCTTCTGGTACCAAGCCGAACGGCGCAAGCCCGAAGGCGAAGTCAAACCAGTCCACAGTGTCTGGGAGGAGCGAGGAGAACCCGCGAGGGAGGAGCTCATCGCCCCGGAGGGGTGGCCAGCGGCCCAATACAGGTGGCTCCAGCCAAGGCAGGAGTACAACCAGTATGGCCCAAGTGACTTCACCAGGGAGTTCTGCCCAGTTGAAATCTGGGAAGAAATCCTCTTCCACATAAGCAGGCTCAAGAGAGATGCCAGCCCGGGTGTTCCGTGGATTGGCATTCCTGGGGTGAAAACAAACCAGGACCTGTTACAGCTAGTGGGGGAGGAGATGCTGGGCGCTGCAGTTTGGGAGCGCCTAGTTCTCTTGGATAAGAGCGAAATAGGCGAGTGGTTTGCAAGTGGTAACATGACGCATAATCACATGCAAGTAGCTCTAGGTGAAGATCCGCTGGATCCTGAGTCAATTCCAGCTGCTTGGAAGCTGGTCGATGAGGGCCTGACTGGACCAATCAGGCTTTTCATTAAGAATGAGCCCCACAGCGCAGCAAAGGCAGCTCAGCAGCGCTGGAGACTTATTAGCAGTGTGGAGGTGGTTGACCAAGTTGTTGAGCGCTTTCTGCACTGGGAGCAGAATGAAAGGGAGATCATGCAGTGGGAGTCATTGCCAGTCAAGGCTGGCATGGGCCTCGATGATCAGAGCCTAAAGGTGCTCGTTGATAATGTAAACGAGTTTAAACACCCGAAGTGCACAGACGCCTCTGGCTGGGACTGGTGCGTCCAGTATTCGAGTTACCGCTTATTTGTGGAACATCGTCTAACACTCGCCAAGCGATCCCTATGTGCACGTGGCCTCCTAGGCGGACTGGCTGTCACAGGGTTTCTTGCACGAACGATGCGGTCGCGTGCAGCGTGCCTTATGATGTCAGCCTTTGTCCTGAGTGATGGGCATGTATTTG